TCTGGTTCAGCAATACTCTCCTCATGCTTATCCAATAACTCTTGTTCAACTTCCTGTACTGATTTTTGCTCGGCGACACCTAGGTCCCTTACAGTAAAAGTGTTTTCCATTTGATTTAATTTTTTGCAAAGTTACTTAATTATAATTTTATACTATCTAGGCTCGAATTCAGCCAAATCGAACGAGTCCAAACTGTCCTCATTTGATTCGAATGTCATAGGAGGAAGATTATTTTTTCGTTGATCAATTAGTTTAGACTGCTGTGTATTTTGTAGACTTACTCGTTTATCTTTAGCCTCTTCTTTCATTTGCTCCTTTGTCTTTACAGCCTCAACCTCAACTCCTTTAAGCTGCATCTGCATTTGGAATTCTAATTGCATAAGCTCCATTTTCAATTGAGCCTCACTCTTCATCTTCTCAATTTCGTATGCAACCTCTGCTTGCTTAATCTGCATTTTAGACTGAGTCTCAGCCTGTATATTTTGCATTGCTGTCTGAGCTGCCATTTGCTGTGATTGCATTTGAATTTGACCTTGCATTTGTTGCTTAGCCTGCTCATTCTTTTGTAATTGCTCTTCCTTCTTCTTTCTCTTAAGCTTAAGCAACTGATTAGCTAGCTTAAGATTTCTCATTTCTCTAATATCAATAGCGTCCTCTAAGTAAATAGAGTCACGAGATAATGCTAAGCTAATGTTTTGTTCTAGCTGAGCCTTCTCTTCTTCATCTGGTGATACCTCGATAAAGATACCAAAGTCATAAATATATAGATCCTTAATATCATCTAATATGCCTACATTATACTTTCCAATCTGATTAATAAACTCTTCTTTAAAATCAGAGTATTCTAATATATCGGCTACTCTATATGATATAGCTTCAGCTAATGATTTAGTAATAAATAAACTAGACTCTAGTATGTGTCTTGTAGCTGTATTTGAATTAAGAGCAGCTAACTTCTGTACACCTACCAATGAGTTAGGATCTGGATTAGATCCATCTCTAGCCTCATTCAATCCTGTTACGTCTCTAATCATGCTTAGGTAGTGGTTATAACTAGCTACTAAGCTAGATATCTTACCCTGACCACTATTAGAGTTAAGCTCTTGAATTGGAACCCTAGCGTTATTGAATTCTCCATCTCCAGTATAGCTTCTACCGATAACGCTACCCGTTTGGAAGTATAATCTAAGCGCATCCTCTGGATTGTAAGCTGCACCGTTACCTAAGTCTACTTCATTAAGTCCATCAGCATCAATAAATACACCATCCGGAACAACCTTAGCAATGACTTGTTGTAGCTTTAAGTGTGTCATTTGAATTAAGTCAGCAAAAGGAATCATTCTCTTAACAAGAGACTCTATGCTTCCTTTGTACATTCTTGGAGCTACAGCAATGTAATTTGGTATTGCGTGTTGAGAAGCTGATTTAGGACGCACCATGTTTCGAGATAACTCCCACTTAAGCATGATGTTAGTACCCATAACCATTACACCATCGTACCAAACGTCGATAGTCTTTTCTATTTTTTCGAATCTACCTTCATCCATCATTTCTTGTGGAGGATTGAAAGTGTCGTCCTTTTCTATTATTTTATAAGTTCCGTCTTCTAGATTCTTTTTCTTGTAGACTATTTTTTTAGTAGTCTTGTAGTTAACATACAATAACGTAGCGGTATCATTGCTAAATAAACTATTATTATAGAACTGTGCTGAATTATAATAATCATACCATGACTGGCTGTACTTTGAAATTTCAGCTAAATCCTCTTTAGTAAGAGTAGGATCAATTTTAACTAGCTCTGTAATTGGAACAGTTTTAATTTCACCCCAATAGAAGCAATCCTTAAAGTAAGGATCCTCTGTATAACTATAAACAACGTTAGCAGGATCTACGTACTCAATTCTTACACCGTCTCCAGGAAGGAACATGTGCTTGGCCATACCTACACCAATTGTAGCGATGTCGTAGTCTACTCTTTTTCTAGTTTCGTTATATTTATTTTCGTCAAATACGGTATTAATAGCTTCTTCTTCGGCTATCTCAATTGCAGGCTTGTACTTAAGCTGCATGTATAATGAAAGCTCTTCGTCATTCTCAGGAAGATCATCTGGATTAGTATCAAACGCGTTAACACCGAACTGATCCTTAACCTGAAGCAACAAGTCCTTTGATACCATATCAGCCTGAATCATATCCTGATACTTAGATCTTTTATCAGCAGACATAGCGTCCTGAGCATATGCTTTAGGTTTGAATAATCTATCGTTCATTCCGTTAACAACGATATCAACAAACTTAGGTATAATAGGAACCGGAGTAAAGTCAAGATTAGTATGAGATAAGTCGCCGTCAACAGCTATCTGATCTTTATACTTACCTATAGACTGTTCACCCCTTGCGTATAATCTTAATTTATGGAAGTTACCCCACTGATCGTAGAATCTACAATTATTACCGTCCCGACGAAACCACTGATTTTGCACTGCTTGACTGATTTGCAAGCCATACTCATAAGATTCTTTTTCTTTATCTGAAGCAAACTGATTTGGAAAATCAGTAGCGGGTATATTTATTTTTACGTCTTTCATTTATCTAATAAGTTCACTTCTAGTTCCTGAGTTATTATACTTTGCAAAATTAACACTTATTTTCGACTCTTTCTTTGCCGCTAAATATATGTTCTTCTGATTAGCCATAATAGCTAGTCCAGAGCTAATTGCAGCATCAAATTTAGTTCTATTATTTATATCAAATTTAGCCCATTCCTCTATAGTTCTAGTAAAGTACATATCGCCCATCTCATCAGAGTCTCTATACGTACCTTCAGTATCCATTCCTACGTACTTTTCAATATAAGATTGAATAGCAGCAGCGTGCGATTGCTTAACGTCCTCAGATGAGTTAGGTATTCCACCAAGCTCTCTTTCTGTTTTAGATAAGTTAGTAAAGTGTTTATCTGGCCTATTCATTGAAAACCCTCTGTATCCTCTATTTTTAAAGTGATACAATAACCTAGGCTTATTATTCTCTACTAGAATTGGCATCCCGTAAAACACACAAGCCATAAGAACTTCCTCAAAGAATATCTCTGCCGTCTGAGGACGAGCTATATACTCAAGGAAGAAATGGTTACTAGGAGCATTATCCATATTAAACTTAGTAAGTCCGTGTAGAGATCCATTTGATCCCCCTCCTCCGACAGTTCCAGATATATCGTAAGGGTCACAACCAAAAGCACCAATGTGCTCATTACCAGGGTACTTGTTTCCATTCTTGTAAACAACTTGGTTCTGCATTGCTGAATTAGGTATCCATGAAACAAGGAATCTACCCCTTGGATCTGGAGTCCAAATAACTTGAGTATCCTTTTCTCCATTCTTCCAGTGAAACGATCCTCTTGTTAATATCTGATCTCTAATTAGAGAGTCGTTATAGTCTATCTGTTGATAGATCTTTGTTAAGTTAAACAAAGACGCCTTACTCTCATCTCTAAACGCGTGAGACTCTGTTCTGGAGAACTGTCTGTAGAACTCGTTCAATGCATCTGCATCATTCTTCAAGGACGCAACCTCATTCTCCCAGTAGTCTATAGCTCCGTTTGTTATTAGTCTTCCGTCTATTCCAGTTATTGGAGTTTCTGGCTTTCTAAACACAGGCATTCCGTATCTGTCTATGTACCCTTCGAAGTTCCACTCCATTGGGATATATAGTGAGTACATACCCGACTTAGTCTGACCATTCTCGTTACGAGTCTTTATATTTGAGTCCTCGTATAGTTTTTTAAAATTAGATCCACCCTTAGCAAGCGCATTAGGGGTTGAACCCATCATACACTTACCGATAATTCTACTACCTAAACGAAGACACGTCTTTCTAACTCGCCATCCATTAAGTATATTATTAGGAGCCTCTAACTTACCAGACTCATCCTCAACAAGGTAAACTAGTTTCTCCCCATCATAACTGTTGTCAGCTGTATTCTTCCAGTCAATAGACGTGTCCAATCCTTCTAGCTCAGCCTCTGAACTGTCGTACATGTTCTTCTTTGTAATCTTAGACGCAGGAACCCTAAACGCTAGTTCTGTTTTAGGCTTATCCATACCGTCCATGATCGGCTTGAAGAAGAACGGAAGGTTGCTTGATATTGGAACAACCTTATTAGTAAACATTGTCTTGGCATCTCCCCCTGTCTTAGACTGAATACCTATCCTAGCGTCTTTAGCTAATGTGGCTATATTTACGGCCTCAGATGAAGCCATGAAAGAAAATCCAGAACGTCTAATCTTTAAGTAGACCATACCGAAGCATCTATCATCTGCACGACAGGCCTCCCAATAAATAAAGAATATTCTATTAGCCTCACGAAAGTCAGGAAGTCCAACGTCAATCTTTGTCCACTGACAGTACATGTAGTGAGATCCGGTCATGTACGTCTCTACTCCATTATTCATAAAGAAGAATCCGTTCTCCCTTCTATCAAACTCAGTCTCTATATAGTCAACCCACTTAGATTTGAAATCATTCGGCATATCATGCCAGTGAAATATAGACTTAATTTTATCTAATTCCTTTGGATACTCAAATGGCTCCCAGTACTGTAGTTCCTTCTTCTTATCCCTTGAGTATATTGAGTCAGGAGTCTTTGGTAGCGCTATAAATAGTCCATTTACATTATATACCTCACCAATAGTACCGTTCTTAGATATAACAATCATGTCATACTTATCGTCGTATCCGTACTGCCAAGACTTTTTATTGTTCTTATTGGCTAGTACAGTTGGCGGAATATGATTCTTTACAACTGAGTATAAACTATTTTGATCGTTTTTCTGCAAATCCCTGTATTTTAGGTTCTGGCTTAGCTACTTCTTTTGGATCCTCATTAAGCTTTTCTCTTTCAGATTCGATCCTATTTAAAATTTCAAATGCATCAAAAATAGCTAGCTTCTTAGCGCTAGCTGCATTCTTTAGCTTATCCGCTGCCAAGTCAGTTCCGTCATCGATTGGCTTTAGTATTTGATCTGATGCAACCTTGATGAGTTCCATTACAGCTTTTTCTCCAGCCTCGATTATTTGTAATTTGATTTCTTTTAATTCCATTTAATTGTGATGTTATTAGTAAACATCCTGTATAGTTTTTGATCATCTATAGTAAAAGGATATTCACTATCTGGTTCAAATGCTATTTCATCTCCTACATTTAGCCCTAGAGCTAGTAGTTCATTGTTTATGTATGCAATAGTTCCTACTAGAGGCTCCTCCTTACAGTTCTTTTTAATTACAGAGTCCTTAGATTCTATAGGCTTAATAAAGCAGTACTTTGAGTGTGCCTTCCATACATCGTTATGGTTATACATAAAAAATTGCTCCTGATCAACAAAGAATAAGTCGTCCTTAAAGTAGCTTGCGCCGCTCTTCTGTCTACCCTTCATGTCGTAGTAAAACTTAAACACGTTGTGGTGAACAAGTAAAATATCTCCAGGAGTAATCTCTCCATCATAACCTATTGGAGTCTCGACAACCTCAGCGTACCTATTAGATACTGTATGGTCTTCCTGAGACACGCTTGTTATAATGTCAAGTCCACCTACCTTTTTAATATTATCGTATCGCCTACCGTTTAACGGTCTAACAATAAATAGACTTGGAGATTTCATTAGAAGTTGATGTTATACTCTATAGATATTGGCATGTTAGAATTAAACTCCTTCCAAAGAAATACTTCGTCTTCCTTCTCTATCCAGATTTTTATTCCTCCTGTGCTATCGTCTAGTCGTATGTGATGTATTGTGTGGGAATTATTCAATACAAGCTGACCTACAATGTAATGCATACCATTACTCTTGTAGTCAGCCCCTATTGTTATTTTTCTAATGTCGAACATTATGCCTGAGCTTCACCTTCAGAGATCTCCCCTGTGTTAATGTTTATAGAGATATTTTCTCCATAGATCCCAGCTAGTTCCTTCTTAAGTTCATCTTGTTTAATTAACTTTTCGTTAACCTGTCTCAAAACATCAGACTTCTTGAATTCGTACTCTGTTGTTAATTGGCCTAAAGCCTCATTAGCACTTTTAAAGAATGACTCAAGTTCTTGTAACTTCTTTAATTCTTTTTCTTCGATTGATTTTGCTTCTACTTTTTTCATTTTGATTTAATTTATTGGCAAATATACAAATTATTTATTAATGTACGATTTTTAGAGCGTCTCCAGTTCTATAAACCTTACCAACTGCTAATCCTGCTGCTACTGCTGCTGAATTATTAGCGTACTCTACTACTCCTGTGAATGAAGGTGTATTCATTATAAGTAAGTTCTGCTGTAAGAAGCTTATAACATCTGCGAACGTAAAGTTCTTTGTCTCTAAGCTATTCTCCGCATCTGTTCCGACTAACTTGTCGTCAACTGTTATTTCAGTATCGTCTGGATATTGGCTAATCTTTGTCATAATTATTCAGCTATTACTTCTTCAACAATAGGAGTTGGTTCTGGCGGAACTGGCGGAACGTATTCTCCTGTAATAACAAGGTTAAGTTGTTCAGCAATCCAATCGTAAGCGTATTCATTTGTTTGCCATCCTTGATATGCTTCGTCCGACATTGTTAAATTTCCTTGAGCAAGTTGTTGTTGAGTGTCACTCAAAATAGAATAATAAAATGTACCTGAATTAATTAAATTGTCATTAATACAATAAGAATTTAAAATACTTCCTTTGTCTTGAGTTCCATTTACCCAAATAAAAATAGGTTCAATTGTTTTCATAGTTGTTTTTTTTAAGCGTAAATATAAATAGTTTTATTTTTTCTTGTTCCCGACAAATATCTTGCCATATTTCTGTGATTTAAATTGTATAAATCAGTTAATTCTTTTAAGCAGTTGTAAAAAACTCCTGTTTGAGTATCTAGTACAATTTTAGCTTTTTTTGATTTATATCCTTTTTGAGCTTCAGACATTTTTTTTCTTGATTCAATAGATGCTTTTCTTCCGTAATTTGGATGATCCTTACCTTTTTTGTAACTAGAAGCTCTTAATATTTTAATTCTTTCAATTGTTTCTTTAGAATATTTATATCCTTTTGAACTTACTGCGTTTTTATTGAGATTACAACATTTTTCATCATCAAAAAATAAATCTAAATAATGTTGTTCTCTAGAATCCAAATCTTCGTACGAACATTCTTCTAATATTTCAAATAACGGCATATCATACTTATTATATACATTTTGAATAAATCCACTTTTATTTTTATTTTTAAGCATTAAGTACTTGTGTCTATTAAAACGATTTTGAATGTCAATAGACTGACCTATATAAAAATATCCGGATTCTTCCCATTTCAATTTGTATATACCTAACTTTTTCATATTGCTTGTTGTACTGTTCCGTTATCCCAAATGGATACTGCTTCAATTTTCTTCATATTTATTTATTCTCTAGGTTAATTATTTTATTTGTTAATTGTTTTATTATTTCTTGTTGTTCTTGGATAGCTTTAACTAAAACAGGTATAATTCCATTATAGTCTAGTCCAGCAAAACCCTTGTCTTCAAAACTTCCTGTTATTAAATCAGGCATAGTTTCGTTTACATCTTGAGCTATAAATCCATATCTTATTTTATCAGGATCATTTATCATATTATAACTTTTAGGTTTTAACTCCATTACTTTTTTAGTAGCATTAAAATCTAAGTCATTAATATTTTCTTTTGCTCTTTCGTCAGAAATATTAGAACCGAAAAATTGATAGTTTCCATTAGCGTAAATTCTAAAACGAGTACTACTTACTCCTGCAAAAGTTGTTTCAAATCCAAGTCCTAATAAGTCTAAATAGTTTTCTTGATAAGAAGTTATTTTACAAGAATAATATCCATTACTTAGCCCTAATACCCCTCCATTTTGACTTGTAAAATTTGGAAGCGTTTTACTTATTGTTAAATTTTCTGATGGGCCTACAGTAGAAGTTCCAATACGAACATTACCACTTGAAGTGATACGCATACGCTCGGTAACGCTTCCACTGCTTAATGTTCTGAATATTAATATCCCATTACCAGCTGATTCATATTCGCCAAATATTTCAGCATAATTATCTGTATATGCTAAAAATCTAATACCACCGCCGCCTGTAGTACTACCTCGAACTTGAATAGCGGGATAAGCGCCTCCTTCTAACTGTAAAATGCCTCCGCTAAACCTACCTGTTCCATTAACATCAAGTTTATATCCCGCGTCTGAAGGAGAAGGACCTATGAATACATTCCCACCTGAAGTAATAAGCATTCTTTGGTCAGGAAACCCGCTAGTTGCAGATGTAGTAAAGAATCCAAGCGACCCGGCATTAGAGTCTAAACTAATAGCAACAGCTCCAGCAGAAGTATCTCTTACCCAAGCAGATCCATTGTAATAAACGTTAGATGTTATTTGATTTTGAGCAATTCCGCTTCTGCCATATATTCTTATATTACCTACTAATCCAGCAACTTCCAGCTTTTCTTTTGGCAAAGTAACACCTACGCCTATATTACCACCACTCTCCTTTATAACCTCTGTTAGATTCCCTAAATTTCTATTTAGTCCCATATTATTTATTTTTTAACAAAACTAATTCGTCTTGTAATTCTTTGATTTGAGCTTGTTGTTCTTGAATTGCTTTAACTAAAATTGAAGCCCAAGCTAATCCGTAACTTTCAATACTTTTCTGATCTACTATCTCTTCTCCTGCACAATTTGATATTCCTTCTGATGTTTTAACTATCTCTGGCATTATCTCTTCTACCTCTTGTGCTATAAACCCATAACTAACATCATTAGGTCTTTCTTTATATCTAAATGTTCTAGGAGTTAAATTTAGTATTTTATCAAGTGTAGATTCAGCATCTTTTATATCTGTTTTAATTCTTCTATCAGAACCAGCGTATAATGTTGCGTATGAACTACCAGCATATATAGCTCCGTTGCCCTGGAAATTAAGGTACATTGCTGTCCCTCCTCCATTGTAGGTGGTATTTATTTGGTTATTACCTTGAATAGCTGTTCTAAATCCACTACCGTGATTAAATGAAACAGTACCTGAGTTTCTTATTGATATTCTTTCAACCCATACACTTCCCCAGTATGTATAAAAACTGTGAGCTATAATGTCTCCACCTGTCCATGAGCCAGCTCTATAGTTTATTCCACTACCTTCACTTGCCCCATCATAGCTGTTTCCTATATAATTATAATAGTTACTATCAGCAGGTGCATATCTCCATCCTAGTTTATAACCGTCTGTTAACTTTATATCACCAGATGCAACTTCAAGTTTTGATGTAGCAGATGATCCGCTTCCTATCATTAAGTTAGTTTGTATCCTTCCTGTGCCATTAACATCAAGTTTATACCCTGCGTCTGTTGTTGTTCCTATTAGAACATTCCCACCTGAAGTGATACGCATACGTTCTGAAGTATCGGTATAAAAAGTATGAAATCCTCCCCATCCAGTAGAAGGGCCAATAGACCTTCTATATTCCCCGTTATAAGCATTTGAAAGGTCAGAAGCGTAAACTGATGTATATGCGTTTTCAGTACCAACCCAAAAATTACTTCCGCCTGAACCTGTTATTTTAATTATTGAATCTGAGCCATTTGTTACTTCTAATTTTCTAGAAGGACTTAAAGTTCCTATTCCTACATTACCACCTGAAGTGATACGCATTCTTTCTGAACCACCCGCATAAAATACAGAATAATCTGCGCCTACACCGCTACCAAGTCTTAACTCATTTCCACTTCTTCGAAGCATTATTTCACCACTTGAACGAATAGCAGATGAAACATTTATAGCCCCAGTAACATCTAAAACCTCTGTTGGGTTAATATTGTTTATACCTACGTAGGTTCCATTATCAAATATTTGACTATCTCCTAAAGATGCAGTTCCAGTGAACTTAGCCACCTTATTAGCTGTGCCAACCGCTCCGCTAACTTGATTAACAAAGCTATCAATTACAATGCTTTCACCCGCGGCACATGCAAATCCTAATACAACAGATGTTCCATTAGTTGCTGTGAATTCAGCAGGACTTAATTTTGATCCATTGTAAAATACATCAACCTGGCCAATAGCATAGTTTACGCTAAATGTAGTTTGACCACTTGTTGTGGTAAATACTGACTCGGTTCTAATCGATGTTGTATTAAACGAAGATACGAACTTAACAATACTTATCTGCGCATTTAATGTAGCTGGCGTAACTAATACAATAGTTGAACCGTTAGTTGCTACAAATTCATCAGGGTATAATTTAGAACCATTGTAATAAACTTCTACCTGTCCAACCTCGTAAGGTGTAGTAAATGTCGTTTGCCCTGAAGTTGCAACAAAGTTTGCTTCTACTCTAGAGTTCATTGCAGTAGATACAGATCCGTCAGCTTTTAAGTATTGAGTAGAATTACCTCCTGCTTTTATGAATGAGTTTGCTGTTATAGAATAAGAACCTAAGTTAACATTTGAAGTTGCTCCTGTGTAAGGAACATAACCAGCAATATCACTTGTTAAAGCAATAGTACCGCTCGCATCTGGTAATTCATAAAACCTAAACGCAGTTAAGTTGGTCATACTAATTGTAGACGCAGCTGAAGTGGTGCCAATATATATACCATCTGGCTGACCGCCTATATTAGTATAATCAGTTTGATTTGAAAAAGAAGTATATTGTTTTAAATAAGTAGCATTATCCGAATAAATTGTACCCGCAAAGGTTTTTTCTCCGTTAATAGTTTGATTACCTGTTAATTTTACAACATTGGCATCATCCGCGGGAGTGTAACCTAACCATCCAGCAATAGTTTTATTTACCCACAATGTGCCATCGTAACCAAGAACATCGCCGCTTATAGGAATATTAGTTTTTAGATCTACATCGTGTATCTCATTTAATTCAAACCCGTTTTGTACATTTATAAAAATCTCTCCATTATTAGAATTTACTCTAGTAACAATACCAATAAAAACTAAATGTAAAGGAGCGTAGGGTTTATTAGCTAATCCATAAATAAGGTTACCATTAGCGCCCAACCAAACCGGATCCCCAGCAGCCGCTCCAATTGTATTAAGGCCGGCTAACCTACCTATCTGCACTACGTTAGCCATGCCATTGATAGCCACAGTTGCATCAAGTAATCCTAATGTTTTTGATGATGTTGCCTCTGATGTATTTGAAGCAAGCCCAACAATTATATTTGTTCCATCGGCACTTGTTACGTAAACAGCCTGCCCCTTATTTATAGCGACACCAGCTTTAACCAGATTTTGAACATCTGTAGCGGTTGTGTTTACATTAGTCCAGGCAACGCCGCTAACGCTCGAAGACAGTACTTGCCCTGATGTCCCGTTTGAGCCTGAAGAATCCTTCAGACCCGCTTGGACTTCTATATCGCTTTTAAATTTCATATACTATTTTTTATTTTTGTACCAATACTCTAATTGGATTAGTTGGAACTGAAGCAAATGTTACAACTACTGTATTAACAGTTGGTCTAGAAATATCAGCATATACCGTATCAAATGTAACAGTGTCGTATAATTGTACTATTACGTCTTTTGTATTTAAACTATGCGTTACAGTAGCCGTTGCTGATATTGTTGTAGCATAAGATATTGTAGGTGGTGTATATGTAGACGCTATTGTTACCTCGTCTGTTGTATTATCTGTTGTAATTACAATTGCATTACCAGCTACAAGTGTTATAGTGTCATCATTATTATCAGCAATAATTGTTGGTTGCCCCGCAACTGCAATATTTTTAAATATGTTTTGTGCTGATCCTTTATCTGTATTTGATATTAAAGCTGTTCCGTTAGAATAGGTTACATCAAGACCTGATGAAAGACTTGCAACATTAACATTGCCTAAACCTACTGTAGTAAGTGTAGCTAGGTCAATATTACTTTGAACTGTTGTCCAATCTGCTAAAGTAGTAGGTGTGTCTTTGTTAGCTATTAATGAATCTCCAATTCTAACTTGTTCAGTGAAGAATGATCCATCAGCCGTAACAGTCCACATAAATCCTTTCTTGATTGTACCTGTTGGAGGCGAATCTAAGTTCGGCGTATTTGTAGCAGCGTCATATCCTCCTTGGAATATCAAGGCCCCTACTAAAACATTATCTACATAGCCTTTACTAGCCGCATCAGTACTTGCAATTGGCACAGCTGGAATTGTAACTTGTCCAGCAAAACTAGACTGTCCGGTTCCTTGAACTGTTAATTCACCTACTAATGTTACACTATCTTGTAGACCTATAGTTACCGATCCATTGTTCCCTGTAGACTCTGTTACTTTTACACCTGTAGATGTACCATTTAAAGTTACACTAGATACTATTTGTGTTGTTAATGTTTGCTCTGTTAAGTTTAACACAGCAGAGTTTGACCCGCCAGCGGCAACCGGTAAAGTGTATAAAGCGCCTATTGGCGTACCCCAAGTATTATCTCCTCTTAAGAATGTAGTGCTGTCAGCAGTGCCTGTTGCGGATAGACTAGCTTCTAAGTTTATTACATTGTTTACAGACGGCGTTAAATTAGTTAAACTAATAAATGTACTATTATTAAGGTTTACTTGCTTTAAACCGATCCACTGCGTACCGTCATGATACTTCAATGTATTTACATTGGTTGTACTATCTAGATATATTTGTCCTTTAGCAGCCGTAGGCGCAGTAGACGCAACTTGAACCTTTGCATTTAGCAGCTGGTTGTCGTTGATATTTAAATTATTTAAAAATTGTATTGCCATAGTTAGTTCATATATGCTTTCCCGGATTCATCTCCAGAAAAAGTTATTGTTAAGTTGTTCTCGTCTATATATACCACATCTGCAATACCTACTTGACCCGTAGACAAAACCATTGTAGCAGAAGGAAATTTGTTTAAGTTGTGATTAATTATCCATGGATTAGCAGGCGTGTCCTGTGTAAATACAAACGTCTTGTCTGCTACAGCATCTAAACTTACTAAAGATATCATGTAGTTCTCATCCTCTTCCATGAAGCCGTGACCTGTCTTATAGTCTACGGTTACGGTAAAGAAGTTAGGATCCTCATCGTATATTTCGATATCTAATATCTTGTAAAATCCAAACGAATTAATATCGCTAGACTTAAATATAAGAACCTCGCACTTGTCTAAGAAATTTAAGAAGTCAGAAACTATGTTCTGCTTCATAGTGTACTTACTAAGTATGAATGTATTGATAGAAGAGAAGTTAACCTCAGGCCCTCTCTCAGGAACAAATGTTAACGTTCCATTAGGTCTCTGCTCTAGCGGATCCAACGTGTAGTACTTATACTGAAGTGGAACTCCAATATTTATTATCTGATTCTCGTTAAAGTATTCAGCAAGCTTCTTAGGCGTAAAGTTTTTTGTTCTGTTCTGCATATTAGCATCAGAACCGATCCACTTATCAAGAGCCGTGATCTTTTCATCTACAACGTATGTACTTATTTTTGTCATATTACTTTCCTTGACCTACGTTCTTTTTAACGTAGTTCTTGCTAGATTTTAATTTAGAAGTCTTGCTTTTACTATGAACGCCTGGACGCTTAATGCTTTTAGATTCCTTCTTGTTTGATTCAGTTTGTTTAGCCATTATAAGAATATTTTTTTCTTTACTTGTCTATAAATGTACATTCCGATAGGAATAAGAAGTAGCCATAAATAAACAAAGTTGTTTACTTTTTTGTCTACCTTCTTTACAAAAGTTTTCTCGACACCTTCTCTTTTTACATTTAATTTTTTTACAGAAGATACTTTTATATTCTCTTTTGTTTTATCTACGGTAGCCTTGCTTACTTTTTTGCTTTTTATAACTACGTTTTTAAAAATCTTACCGTCAATTTCCATTGGCTTTGACGTATCCTTTGCTGTGTACTCTACCTCGTCTGTAGACTCTAGTATCGTTACATTATTGTCCTTAACATAGGTTCCGTCTATCTTAACTTCAGACACACTATCAACCTTAGTTTCTATTACTACCTTAGACACGTCTACCTTTCTAGATGCGCAGGAGTGTAGTAGTACTATACTAATAAATAGTATAAGTAGTCTTGCCATTTTTCTTTGTTGCTTTAAGAACTTGTTTTCTTTGCTTTCCATTAGACTTAAAAGATACGTGTACCCAGTCAGGGTTTTTATCTGTTCCAAACTCCCAAATTAACTGATCAAATGATAGATTATCCTTTATCCAATTAAAAATCTGAGCGTTTGTAATTCCTGTGTTGTCCATATCTATATCTATAGCCTGACCCAAAAGGTGCTGGCTAGATAAAGATCCTTTTATAGCCTTATTAAGCGCTAAACTTCTGTATCCGGAACTTATATGTATTGGAGTATTAAAGTGATCTCTAATAGGCTGAAATACATTTACAGCTAGCTTCTTCATGTTATTTAAATGCTCTGCTGTAGGTTCGTTTTTTATTCCGCTCCTTTTAGCCAAATCACTTCTAGTCATTTCAGCTAAGGATAAGTTCTTAGATAGATTCATGGCTTTGAAAATATTTTAATCAATATTGTAGCTAGAGACCCTAGTATGATGACTATTACAACCTTGAACTGATTTACGTATACCGAAACCTCATTTTTAAATGTTTCAAGGTCCTCTACACGGTCCTCTATTTCATTTATTTTGAATAGCATTCCGTGATTATTGTTTAGTTCGTTTCCAACAATAGCGTTTTTAATGTCTCTAATGTTTTCACCGACTATAGCGAGATCCTCAACAAGTTCTTGCTGTTTTTTTTCTAGTCTATCCAATCTTTCTATCTCTAAATTACTCATTTTTTCTTATGGATAATTTTTCGACAATATCTGTAACTCCCTGAATACTAATATACGCTGTTGCTATTATAACCCAGTCAGAAGATGTTAATGTTCCTGAGAATAGCCCAGCACAACCTATAAGGAAAACAAAAAGTTTTCTACTTATCCATCTGTTTATTATTGTATCAAGGTTCTTACGCATACTACCAAAGAGCTACTATTCCTGTAGCGGTCGTTGTTGTTGAAAATACACGAACTACCTGGATAGGTAATACCACTCCTGCTGGAACTGCATTTAAAGTGATGTCGTCACCTCCTGCTGTAAGTACTCTGATTATTCCTCCTGATCCTGTGTATAAAACACAAGGTTCTGCCTGTGCTGCTCCATTAACTGAAGGAATATTTTGCGTGTCTGATTTAACTACTGCTAAGCCTCTACTTTGTTGTAACTTTTGATATGCCATCTTTATTTAATATTTTATTTATTAGTAAATCTGGGTTGTTTAGCTTTTCTTTTCTAGCTCCACATCCACAGTCTGTTCCTGTTTTTTCTGATATTGCATCTACTACCTTTTTTATTCCAGTAGCTGTCGTAATTGACTCAATAGCGTTTCCTAGTAACATATTATTTAGTTTTTTTGCCTCTTGCTCTTTTATCTCCAGGCATGTCGTTAGTATCTCCTCTATTCTCTGACGCCTTCTTCATTACATATCCACGCTTAGTATGTGCTAGATCCATTCCGTTCTTGTCACCGTACGTTCCTCTTTTACGATTCTCACGGTTAAGTTCTACTCTCTTAGCTACTTGAGTATCAGATTTATTATATTCCTTCTGATATTCGTTACGTTTTTTACGAGCCTCTGGATTCTCTTTGTAATATTTAGCGGTTTTTCCTAGCATTATTTTTTATTTTCTTCTCTTGCTTAAGCATTTCTTTTGTTGGAGCCTTTCCACTTCCAGCATTAGCTCTAATGTTGTCCCATAGACCTCTCTTAGATACCGATCCGTCTTTTCTTTTCATCATTTTCATCCTACCACTTAATTTTATCCGACCAAAAGGCAGCACTTGATTTACCTTTAGCTATATTCTTTCCATGTCTTGCTTTGAATGACGCCCTCTTCGCTTTCATTGCATCGCTCTCTCCCGCTTTAGGCTTCCCTGCTGTCTTAGCTCCTTGCTCTCCGAATCGAATTATCTTTTCCTTTCCATTAGTACACGCCTTCACGACATGAGACTTTGTCGGGTGACTAGGTGTTCTTTTAGGAACGTTGCACTTCATTGACTTCTTATCGATCATTACCTACTTCTTTACGTTACCCTTTAAGTAGCTCATTTTGTTATTAAGAGACTTTTTTGACTCGTACTGAGCTGCTTTTTTCTTTCCAGCAGCCATGCTAGGTGCACATTTTTTCTTCATAGCTATAAATTATTTATCTTTGCAAAGATATTAAATTTAATTCAAATGAAATTTACTAAAATAATCAAGAAAACCTATACAAGGGTCGAGCCAAAGTCAGATTATCTCAAGTACTGGCGTATTGTTCGTATATGGGCACGTGAAAAGCATGGTCTAAGCTACTCGGACCTAGAAATGCTGCTATTTTTACATAGTGAGAGGTTGTTCAACAAGTCAAAGTTCGTTGAATTCAACAAGATGATGTCCTGGGACAACGTTAGGTTCGCTAGACTGTACCGTGATGGATGGATTAGCAAGTGGAGGGACCGAATTGGTAACGAAGCCACACTATATGAGGTGTCGTTAAAGGGTCGAAACCTTATAAAGGCTATCTACAAGAAGCTTGAGGGTGAGCAGACCATATCTGAGTCGCCTAGTGCCAACCCGATGTTTCAAAAAAGAAACAGTGGGTACGCTATGGACCGAGATAAGACTATAATTCGTAAGATGAATCGTACAAGAAAAGAAAAAAAGAGGCTGTCTGACCTTGCTGAGCAAGAGTACCAGAAGCAGCCTCATGTTATTAAGAGAAGAAAGGAGATAACTCCTTATCTAGAGTACAAAAAGAGTCTAAAGAACAACGACGATGTCGCGCTCTAGTATGATCGTGTAAGGAATATCGTTGATTAGCATCGTGTAACCGGCTCCCTTATCATAATATATAAAATCCCCCTCCTTTACACAGTCTACATTAGTGCCAGGTCGAACGACCTGGCCTTTTTTGTAGCGAAACTTTTCGTTGTCACTCCCCGATAAAAGCAGTCCAGACTCTGTCTGGATCTGCTCGTCGATTGAATTTATTACTACGTACTTATTTATTGGTTGCATACTAAAAGTGTATTGAAATTATTTCTCTAACTACTTCTGTATCCGGATTGATTGCGTATCCATTAGCAAATGACGCCGCTACTTCAAACGATACTCCTGGTTTCTGTTTAAACCAAAACTCTTTAACAAATTCTGAATCAATAATTTCATTTGTTTTTGGATCCCTTGTTACTGTGAATAACGCTGCTTTTACTTGTTTCATTTTATTTGATGTTACTGTTAATTTAAATGATGGATTTGTATTACCCATTCCTACCGTTCCGTTAACGTACAATTCATTTGGTAAGTAACCTGTTCCGGTACTTATTCCAGTGTTATTATTAGTAACAGTTGGCCAACTAAATTCTCCTGATGATGTGATTCTTCCTTGTTCCATTATGCTCTTGCCATTGTTATAATTGCGTTAGTACTAAGCACTGTTGTCGATACCGATACGGCATTCTTCAGCGCGTTTTTTGTTACCTTTAATGGATCGATTACTCCCATCTTGTACATGTCTCCGGTTGTCATGTTCTTGATATCAAATCCTACAGTGTATCCTTGACATCCGTCCATCAACTCATATCCGTCTAGTCCCGCGTTCTCAAATATCTGTAGTAGTGGAGCCTGAATAGCTCTTGCTACAATATGCATGGCCGCGTACTGCTCGGCGCTGATATCCTCGATCATGTCATCTGCGTCTGCAATGATCGCGTACGACTCGTTGAACAGTGCCACTCCACCACCTGGTAAAATGCCCTCCTCCAGTGCAGATCGTACTGCGCATACTGCGTCGTCTACCCTGTCCTTGCGTTCCTTCTGTTCTAGGTCAGAGTTTCCTCCGACGTGAATCACAGCAATTCCACCTGTCAAACTGGCGATACGCTCCTTGATAAAGTCCTGGTCGTTCTTTTTATTACTCAAGTCGTGAGCCTGCCATAACTGAGCTACTCTTTCTTCTACCACGTCAGTGGTCGATTCTGATTTTATAATTGACGCTGATTCCCTTCCAACGATTACGCGCTTAGCCTTACCAAGTGACTCAATCGTCATTAAGCTTAAATCATCTCCGGTCTGTTCTGAGAAGTACTTGGCGCCTACTGCCAACGCGATGTCGTTCATAAGTTCATTGCGCTTGTAACCAAACTCAGGCGGCGTGATGTTACAGAACTTAAGTCCCTTCTGTACTACGTTGATTGCCAATGTGTTAATTACGTTTTGACTACAAGGCCCGATGATCAATAGTTTTTTACCTGTTTGGATCACGTCTCTAAGTACGTTCTCGATCGATAGGATGTTATTGATCTCCTGATCTGTAACCAGAATGTGTACGTCCTCTAGTATGCACTCGTCCTTTCTGTGGTCGTTAACGAACAGTTGCGATGTGTATCCTCTGTTTACCTTGATACCGTTAGTGTACTCGCAGTAGGTCTCGGCCGTCTGTGAGTTCTCAACCGTTACGATACCGGTCTTTCCCACCTTATCATACGCTTCAGAGATCAAGTTACCGATCTCAGAGTCGTTATTAGCAGATATCGACGCCACGTTGTTCAACGTCTTGCCCGTTACCTTCTTTGAACGCTTCTCTAGTCGGCTGATTAGCTTGTTTGTTGTGTCGTTGATTTGTCTGATCACCTCTGTTGTGTTCAGGTTACTAGTGATCATGTCCTGACCGTGCTTTACCAGTGCCTCTGTTAGTACGATGGCTGTTGTGGTACCGTCACCCGCGCTTGTCGCGGTGCGGTCGGCCGCTTCTTTCATCATCTTTACTGCCAGGTTCTCTACTGGATCTAGTAGGTCAATTGATTTGGCGACTGTTACGCCGTCCTTAGTTACTGTAATACCGTGCGTGTGGTTGATCGACTCGATTAGTACGGTCTTTCCGCGCGGTCCTAGTGTGCTCTTTACTGCCTTGGCGATCGTGGTGATGCCGTTGATTAGTTTTTCTCGTCCTTCCTGTTCAAAGTCTAGAACTTTTGGACTGTATCCGAAGTTTGTCATAGTATATTTAATTTAATTCTCGACAAATATACACATTATTTATTAAAAACAAAAAGCACCCATAAGGGCGCTTCGGTCATTTGAAAATAAAGTTGGTAACTTATTTTTTCTTGCCATTCATAAAGGACATAGTCGGCATGGTCTTAGCTAGGTTCATGGCGTTAGCCATCGTCATAGATTTTTCCATCATCTCTTTAGCCTCGTGCATGTCTTTTTTAGCCTTGGCCATTCTGTACAACCCAATCTCTTGAGTTGGCATTGGTTTATTTATTCCCATCTGATATGTATACTTATAAATGTTAGATATATTATTAACTCTCCGTAGTCGAACTCTTCGTCCTTACCGTAGTATCCCCATCCAATTGCTGGACCGATATTGAATCTTGATTGAATTTCTATTTCTGTCATGCTACAAAGGTAATAAAATTATTTGATTGTTATTATACACAGAATGTCTAGAAATGTCTAGAATATCAAACATTTAGACATCTGTATAATAACGGCAATTATCGCCGGTATTTGCCAACTTTATATGCGGTATAGTGCATTTAGTGTTGGGAAAAGTACACATCTATATGTTATATCATATAAAAATGTATTATAATGCATTATTATATGTAATTGCGTATAATGTCACAAATTTAGTAAATATATGTGACAAAAAAAACATCGGCGCCCGGGACATCCCGAGCCTAAACCGATGCCTTAAGTAAACGACCTTCGCTGGGACGCTGTTCTACGGGTAGCGTCGAAGGTACTGTTTGTGGTCCCACATGGGCTCGAACCATGGACATCCTGATTATGAGTCAGACGCTCTAACCAACTGAGCTATGGGACCGAGTGTTAGGCAGCACGGTCCTAACTCGCACTTTTCAGGTGATCAGCCTGGAGGTTTTTGTTTTCGCAGCGATATGTTTTACCTCTTCAACGCCGTCGTGCTTATCGTGCCAGGCGTCGGAATCGAACCGATTACGCAACCAACTTATTGGACTTGGGAGCCGCCCCTCATTACGCCCACCTGACTGTTGCGGTTCGTTGCCTCTTTATGCTTGCACCGCTAGACAAGCCTCATAACCGTCGGACAACTACGGAGAGAGCTTACTCTACTACTTTAATTACATTACCGTTTTTACCGATGACTACTGTCAAGTCGAACTGCTTGTCCAGGTAGTTCATTATCTCGTGAATGTCCCCGTTCATAAAGAACATGTGGAAGTGATTGAAGTGAATATTCCTACCCGTCTTCTCTACAAAGTAACGATGGAACCAGCTGATCGGCATGTCGTCCTGCGTTCGTAACTTAATGTACTCGTCTTTTATGGGGCAAATATAATAAAAAAATGTTAGATGTTATATTTTCCACGATTTATTATTTAATATATTATATATCTGAGCGTGCGTTACGCTATATTTTAATGCTAATTTTCTATGAGATGTCTTTGTATTGTTGTATAAATACTTTATTTCGTCAACTTGATTTTTGTTTAATTTAAAAGAGTTGTTGTTTAGTCCAGAGCTCCATGCGTGTTTTGCATTATCTGTTTGAGTTAGCCATTCTAAATTTTTAACTGAATTGTTGCTTTTATCCCCATCTTTATGGTTCACAGTAGCTTTATTTTCTGGGTTATCTATGTAGCATAATGCAACTATTCTGTGCACATACATTCTCTTCTTTTTTTTATTAACATACATATTAATAACATAGTACCCGGCTTTTGTTTTTGTAGGGTTTAATACGGATCCGGATTTACCTACAATAATTCCATTTTCATAAATGGTGTAATCAAAATATTTTTTCATAAAACATAAAAACCTGCCGTCAAAAGGTCGTCGTCTTTATCTGGCAGGAGTTTACTTAAATTTTTTATATCAGCGACGACTCTGATTTCTTTGCAAATATAATAAAATTTTATCAGATATGTGTAGTGTTTGGGTTATATGTATATATCGCGGATGGGATGCCAAAACGAAAACGACTTAAAAATCAATGGTGGGGTACTGATTTCATTGACTTCCTCCAGATTTTTTGGCTTTTTTGGTCCGTGCTGGTCCACCAGTGCAACACTATCCCATTACGCGCGCGCATGCGCTGGTATGTACGCGTACGTATACGTACCTATAGTTCCTTTTTTTTCTGTGAGTAAACGATACAATCCATACAATACAATCAATCCATGACAAACTATGTCGATATATGACGCCAAATGACAAGATTTAAAATAATTGTCATGGCGCTAGGCCACGCCAGTAAAGGAAAGTTTACGAAATATGACGCCATGACGTTTTTATCCCTATATAGGCTCTATACGTTTTTATATATATATTATTTTTTTTTTAAATCTATTTAGGATAGTAAAAATCGACATAACGTCATAAAACGTTAATTATCAGTTAGTTAACGAAAAAAACTCGACATAAAATCGACATAAATTTCTAAAACTCGACATAATCCCAGTGTTTACAGGCCTTCCCGCGTCATGAGATTATTTGCGTGTGAATTGGTTTATATATTATATACACGCGCAGATACACGCAGGTTCTAAATAGCCTCCCTCCCAACCAACAACACACAAATCCAATAGTAAGCAAATACAATCCGTAAAACACTGATAATCAACACACTAAATAAACTTCGTTGTTTTTTGTTGAATAATTCTTAATAATTGGCAATTTCTATTGTCAATTTCACAACAAAATAATCAATTCACTGAGAATCTCATAAAAATGCATACAAAAGTGAATTTTTTTACATAAAAGTTTGCAGGACTGAAATTGTCGCCATATGTTTGCGGTGTTCAAATGAATTGAATGGCTGTGTATGGCAGTCTGGGTGTAGAGTCCCGCAACCATACCACGAAACCAAATAGGTAGTATGTGTGTGCAAGAGGGTTTAAAAACCTTATCGAGCGGGACGCGGTATGTGAATATCGGTTCTAGGAAAATAAAACGTATATGGATGTGTTATCCATACTGATGAGAGGCAGAACCTCGAAACGTTAATTACTTATTATTATGAGAAGAGTAGATAAATTAGATGCGATATTTAGAGAAGTAAAAACAAAAAGTTTTGTAAGTAAGGCTAGAAAAAACGGACTACACGTTCCTTATTCAAACGAACTTGGGAATCAATCATTATCGTTATGGCTTTCGGATAGCATAACCGCTGGATGGCTTTATGATACAGAAAAAGATAATTTATGGATTGACTCTTGGTATAATGAAATATTCAACAAAGGTTAACTGATGAGTCTTAAGTAGACGAAACTCCTTCGGGAGTCTTAACCAATTTAATTAATAACATCATGACAAAATCACAAAAACAAGGTAGACTATACCTACAGATAACAATCGTATTAATCATCATCACATTTAATTTACTAACTTATTTATTCAACTAACAATGGAAAACAATAACAAATTAATCGCAGAGTTTTTAGGATTTCAACAAACCAATATAGGCTGGTATGATTCAGAAGAAGTATTATTAAGAATTGAAAGAGATAATACTTTCGATGACTTAAAATTTGACACAGATTGGAACTGGCTGATGAAAGCAGTTGAAAAAATTAACGACTTTAATAATGTAGTGTCAATCAATGAGAATCACGTATTGATTATTAATAACGAAAAGTCAAAAGTAATTGTTGATGTAGTAGCTGGAAATATGATAGAGGCAACATACAACGCAGTAGTAGAATTTATAAAACTTCACAATGAGCAATAACGAAATCATCCGTCTATACCTAGACTACGTAAACAACTGGCTAAGCAAAGACAATTGGCGAGACCACAACAAACTAACAAAACTAGAAGCAAATTATATTTTAAAAAAAGGTAAACAACTAACAAGATGAAAGCAATAAGTAAAATCTACAACAAAATAAGCTACTTCCTATTCGGAGACAACAAAAACGTAACCTATAAACACTTTAATTAATATGAAAGCAATTTTAAACATCGGACTAAACAACAACCCATTAAGCCAAGAGGCAATCATCAACAAGTTAAGAGAGGACTACACAATCGACACGTACAAGTTCGGCATCGGACGATACGAGGACGAGCACGAGCCGACTCTGATTGTAGAGCTAGAGAGTACATACGCTAGGACTAGTCATTTCATCAAGAAGATTGAAGAGTTATCCACGATACTAACACAGAACTGCATCGCGGTAAGTACAGACCAGTTCGACCTACTAGTGTACGCACAGAACTACAACGGACAACGCTACAAGTTTGATAACCAATACTTTATACGATAATGACACTACAACTATACCCAAGACAACTATCTAACAACGCGCTGACTATCGACAATGGTGGTCAGCCGTTCTTTATCCCGAAATCATTCGAGCATACGATAGTTAACAGCTACCTAGTGATTGTAGACGTGCCGAAGTGGTTCGAGGACAAGCACGAGGACACGTTAGAGAGAATCAAAACAAACACAAACATAACAATAAAAAGACTAGGTGACCATACATCATAACTCCTTTTCAACTTTGAAATGTAGGCCGTGTTGTTGGTTGTATCGCTACGTTTGTATGGTCACTGAATTGGAAAGATTTGAATTCAAGACGTAAAACAACACATAAGTGACTGCTAGGAAAGACTAGCACACGAAGAGGTGGCGGAATGGTAGACGATAACAAGGATAGGGATAATTATAGATAATGACGCTTCTTTTAATAATGTGGATAGCTAACTTGCGAACGTCCCACATAAGTGACGACTTATTAAAAGTACTATAAGCCGAAATATTCCCATGCAGGTTCGAGTCCTGCCCTCTTCACTAACTTTAAATTAATTAATAACATGAGAGTAATTATCACACAAGGAGAGTACGGGTTCGGCCGCAATTGGACACTAGAGTACAACAGAAAACAATTCTTCCTAGGCCAAGACGTAAAGTTCTGTAATAGAGTACTAAACACGCCACCATCATACGTGGCCAGCTACATTGGAACCAACGTAATAGACGAAGGTACGATAGGCAACAAGAAACTAGCCAAGTTCATCGTAAAGGAACTGGGGTTGACGAAATCAAACACTAAGGACTTAAACACATGGGAACTATGCGCACAATAGACAACAACAAGCTAATCGCTGAGTTTATGGGATACGATACAAAACAACTCAACAAGGGAGTAGCTAGTTTAGAAGGGAACAAATATGTCTGGGGACAGAAACACTACCATGTAAACAATCAGTGGTATAAAGAAGATGATCTACAATATCACGAGGACTGGAACTGGCTGATCCCAGTAGTAATTCAATGCAAGGAACGTCAGTTCTTTGGTAGTAATAGTCTAATCACTAGACTAAACAACGCACTAGTACAAGCCGATATAGATGCGGTATACGAACAAGTAATCGAATTTATTAATTATTATAACAAGCAAAATGAAAACAACAATAGAAATTAAATCAATATTTGGAAAGGTATTATTTACTTATACCAATGAAAGTGCAACTATTAAAGATGCAGTAGAAAAAGCAATAGAAGACGGAGCTAGTTTAAACGGAGCTAATTTAAACGGAGCTAATTTAAACGGAGCTAGTTTATACAGAGCTAGTTTAGACGGAGCTAGTTTAGACGGAGCTAGTTTAAACGGAGCTAGTTTATACAGAGCTAGTTTA